TGGCATTCGCGCTCCAAAGTGTTGTAGCATTTCCCGCCACAAGATTTGCCGCTACAGTAACGGACAACCAAATCCCGTCCAAGCCTCCAGAGCCAAAAGCTACTCCCGTTGATTCCTGTCGAGAGCTAGCGGCTACTGTAAGAGCAAAATGCGTAGCACCGGTAGTCTCAATGCCTGTGATTTTAGCTCTAGGCGTGACAGGAAAAACAATGGGGACTATAGCGACAGTAGTACTGTAAGCTTGCCCAGTCAATCCCATGCCCTTGTCGTCGGTATCTGCTCTAAGCACGTATAGATATCTCTGGCACGCCGCTAATTCTTCACCGTAGGTGCGATGTTCAAAGTCAGTAGCAGTTGTTCCAACCTCTAGTTGCAAGCCGGTAATTTGCCAATAATCATCAACTGCATCAATTTGTACTGCTTGTCCTGCCGCAAATGTTCCGTTTGTGTAATCCCCTCTTGAACCTGCACTTCCGCTGGTATAGGTAGAGCCAGCAACAACAAAAAACTGTGTGCGCAAGCCGCTTGTGTTGTCGTTGTCTAGCGCAGTCGCTGTATCTCCGACGTAGGAGATAGTTTTGTACTCCCAAGTGTCCGCCGAATTAATCGTATAAGTTTTTGGAAAGTTTTTAGTTCCAGCATCTGATTCTTGGTAAAGATTTAAGCAGTATGTCCCTGTCACGTTGGATTTTACATAAAATGAGACAGTAACTGTTTTAGCGCTCGATGTGCCATAAGCCAGATGTTGGAGATTTTGACTTTCTATGTATTGTTGCACCACCCAGTACGATGTACCGCCTATAGTTTCCGTTGCGGTTAACAGCATCTTAAAAGACGTAGAAAAACCAGCAGGTGCATTAGTATCTTGCGACACTGTCCAAGTACCGTTATTTCCACTAACCTTAAATCTATCCGGGGCGTTCGCATATTGGGTAGTTGTTACGCTAGCCTCACTTGTCCCCCGCTGCGATACTTGCATCGCGCCGTTCATCAAAAGATTACGAGTACCAGTACTAGCGGCAGTATCTACATAAGCCTTAATAGATTGTTGTGTAGCTAAATGAGCAGCACTATTTGTTGACATATCGTCTTCGTCTAATACAGGCACTACAAAGTCTATATTCCCATCTGTGTCGTCGTAAGAGACAGCTATAAAAGTTTCTGTTCCATCTAGCATACCTCCTACATAATCTTCTACTTGTTCCTGACTTAGCTGCGTATTTGTGTCAGTAGATGTTACTGTTAATGTATCCCCGCTCATGGCGGTAGTTACGTTAGTCCCTCCTGCAATAGTTAACGTGTCGCCGGGAGTAATTCCAGTACTACCAGAATCCCCCGCTACAGTTGTGTCGGTTACAACAAAATCTAATGTGCCATCAGCGTCTTGGTAGGTTACCGCTATCCCGGTTTCAGTATTACTCGTTGTCATAGCCCCAACAATGTCTTCAACTTCTTCTTCTGAAGCCGATTGAGAGTCTACATATGCCTTAATGCTTTGTTGTGTGGCGAGATGAGTAGCACTATCACTAGCCATGTTGTCTTCGTCTTTGATAGCTAATTTTGTATCAATCGTATCAAAATTATTATTTAAAGTAGTACCCCACTCGTTATCTTGCTCACCGATTCCCGGTTTTTCTAAGTTGATATTAGGTGTAAAGCTACTCGCCATTACTCAACTCCCCGCAATTCCCCGTTAGGTCCGCGTTTTACCGCTCGACCACCAATAGCAGACACTTTACCTTGAGCATCTCTGGAGATATTTAAGTCTGGAGTTTCTGTTTGTTGTTTTAAGATACGGTCTAATTTGGCATTTATAGGGTCTATGTTTGTTGAGCCAGTATTAAAAATTTGTTGTCTTCCGCTTAGGTGGGTAATACTGTCTGACAAAGTAGTGTTTATTTTGTTGACTGCTGTATTGGTTATAGTAGAAAAAGAGTCCTTTAACGCATCCACTAAAGCTAAGTACTCTACTGGACTACCTCCGCCACCTACTAAAGCTTTTGCACTTTGTGCTTGTTTATATGCAGCATCACTTTCTGCTCGAAGACGCTCAGTCTTGGCTTTCTCAACATTAAGGATAGCCTCACTCTGGTTCCAGATAGCTTCGCCTCTATCTCTTTCAGCCTCAGCCTCAACCTCCATACCTTTTCGTACATCGTCCCGAGCAGATTTTTGAAGGTTAAACTGAAACTCTTGTGTCTTTCTTTGTTGCTCGCCCATCTTAATTTGTTGGTCAATGTCAGGTTGTGGGGGCGCTGGGTTAAGAGAACGCTCAAGAAACGAGTCCATAATTTTAACAAGGGCTTCTTTATCTTCTACGTTATAGTTCTTTAACACACCCTTTAAAATTATCCAGTAGGCCGGGGAGCCACTAGGCGTCGTTTGCAATAGCTGGGTTAGTTGAGCTACTTCAAATTCTCTAGCTTGTGCTCCCAACGCTCCGTGAACCTTAAATCGATAATCCGCTACGGGATATCTTTCAGTGTCAAACTGCATATAGCGCCAAGCAATCTTATGGATTAGTGGCGAAAGAAATTCATACTCCATGTTTCGGAGGGTTCTCTTTGCACGTTTGAGGAGCGCACCCATCATCATCGACATACCACCGGCAGTTTCGTTGCGGGGATTAACCCCTAACGGAGCGGCGGTATCCATTGAACCTGTAGCCATAGTGACCATACGTTCAAATTCTGCGGTTTGGCGATAGCTTTGTGGGTCTGGACCCGGAAATTTGAACGGCTGGATAGCTTCTTGTGGTGGCCCAGAAAGGATAATATTTCTTCCGGGGCGAATAGTAAAGTCACTATTTCTTGGAGCCATCATACCGTTCACTAACATGACAGGATAAGTAGCTAGAGCTAACGCATCTATCCTAGCTCGAAGTTCTGCGTCTAAAGCTTTTTGCGGGTTGTAACCTTTTTCCGCGATACCCCGACCCCAAAACCGATTAGGCACGGTATCCCACTGAAAAGCTACGAACGACCTATCCTGCATAATGAAAGGATTGCGAACCACCTTTAACAAGGTTCCACGATTGGCAATCCAAACAATAACTTCTACCATATCGGCAGAATCATCGTATTCTATATTACTATTCTCTTCTGCAAATTCTGCTAATGGGTCTTCTACAGTCACGGCGGACTCAAAAAAGGATTTAGGTACGAGTCCGTGATACTCTAAGATTTCTACGTGCTCCGCAGACTCGTAATTGTCTTCCATTAGGTCTAGTATGGGGTGCTCGTCTTCGTTCCTATTGTACATTCCAATAGGTGTATCATTGTATATTTTCTTAGCTTGCTTTTGCAGTACTTCGTGTCTAGGTACTGTATACATGTGAGCTACACCAAGAGCATCATTTAAATTCTTGGCAGCGATATCAATAACGAATTCATTTGGGTCAACAGGTACGAGCTTCACGTAGATATCATCTCTAATTTGTATATCCATCGTTGTACCAGTAGAGCCTGTAATAGGTACGCGCCTCGGACGCTTCTCTACAGTTATTTTCCCTATCCCTGTACCGTATAAAGCAGCATTTAAAAGGATTTCGGAAACCGCCTTGTTTACGTTACGGGTTTCAAAGTCTTCTAGTAGTTGGTCAGTGACTTGCCCTAGCCGTGTATTAACGTTTTGAGAAATCTGCTGTAATTGCTGTGGGTCTATCTGGTTAGAGTTCTCTTTGATGATTTGTTCAAATATTTGTTCCCTAACATCGTCCTCTAAATCAAACCAGCGCTTACGGTGGAAGATAGTCTCCTCCATTTCTGAGACTCCGGCCTCAATCGCTTGCTGTAAAGCCGGTGCAATGAGTTTTGAGCGTTCATGTTGCCGTATTTTGTCCTCTGGACCACCGTGTTGGCCTCTCCAAAGACGATAGTATTCTTTCCAACGGTCTTTATGCTGTGCGTTTCTAGCATCTTCCCAAGTCTCTACCTTATTTAGTACCCAACCAGTAAGCTCTGAGTCATATTCCGCCTCATCCCTTGTCGAGGAGGTATATTCAGAAACAGGGTCAATTATATTTGTTTTTGCCATAGTCTTTCCTGCTCTATAAGCCACTTACAGGGTCTAAAGGTTCCCAAGAACTCACCCCAACATCTTCATCCATGTCATAGTTAACTCTAGCTATTTGGTCTACATATGCTAGGCTATCTAACATGTCATCGTGTACTAGGGGGTTTGGAAAATCCAGCATTTGGTCAAAAAGTTTTGACATGTACTCTCCTTCTTGAAACGTAAGACGACCCTGCTCCATACGCCCTTGCAATGCCCAAACAATGCGGTCGTACTTCTTTTGATTACCGTGCGATAGTGCCGTAATGTACGGAAAGATGTTTAATCTCCGCATGTTGTCGTTTAAGTAGGGCATGAGTGCATTTTTTAATGCGCCTTTTTCGACTCCTACGACTCTTGGGCGATACTTTTGCGCGGTGCGAAGGATACGCAGGGCCGTCTCCCTTACATTCCAACGTCCAGTAATAATATCAAAAACGTGCCAACCCTTTTCTGTGACCTCTACCACAGATATTGCAGTTTCGTCTAAACGTTTTTTACTGCCTTGGGCAATTCCTTTAACGTCCTCGTATCCTGCGGGGTCTACTGTCATATATATGTCAGACCCAAAGGTTTTTTTATTCTCAACTTTAAACATATCGTCAGTAAAAATTGTACCGCCGAAAGAAGAGAAGCTTGCTTCAAACTCCTGCTTGACAAATTCCATAGGCATGTCTTTAGTGGCAAGAAAAATCTCTTCCGGGTCGAGGAATGGGTTATCCAAGGACTTAAATGTCCAAGCTCCCCAGTCGTCTCCCTCAAGGTCTCCTTGCTCTGCGTTTAAAAACAAGTCATAGAAGTGGTTTTTTCCGTTTGGTGTTCCGATAAACAAGGCTTTGCCTCGTACATCCGCTAGAGTAGGTCGTATAATGGCTGTCCAAACTTCCTCTTTCATAAAAGCATATTCATCTAGTACCACGTATGACAGCCCAACTCCACGGAGGGACTCGGGGCGGTCAGACCCCTTAAGATGAATCTGTCTATCATTAGTTAGGGTGAGAATACACTCATTTTCCCGTATCTTTTTAGTAATTGGTGCAGCCATTTGTTTTAATGATTGCCACATAATGTCTTTAGCTTGGTTAAATGTCGGAGCTATGTAGTAACAAGCTTTGTCCGACAAGTCATACCCGTACTGGTTTTTTGTTTGTAGTGCTTCTACGATTAAACTAACCCTTGCGAGATAAGACTTACCAAACCTACGTCCAGCGCCAACAACTTTAAATCTCTTTTGAGCATTAAAGATTGCTTGCTGGGCTGGATGCAGGGTAAAGTTAAGTTCTGTTGCCATCCAGATATTAGCGGTTACTGATGTACATCGTCACCTCGAAACCAAAACGGATGTCTTCAAATGATGGTGTTTCCCATTTCATTGTTCGTACTCCTTAGGTTTTTTTCATGTTTCTAAGTTTGTCATACTTGTTGGGGGATGTACTTGTTCTTGTACCCGAATTCTTCTTCTTCTTCACCTTCGTCTTAGTCTTCGTCTTTGGCTTAACCTTACTAGCTACCTGTTTTGCCGCTTCATTGTAGCGCGACAGTGGTTGGCTGGTGACGGTGGCTGCGCGTTTTGCCGCTTCCGTTGTTACGGGAGCTGCTGCCCTGCCTATACCAACCCGTGCAATCAAACTACCCGGAACCACTGCGCTTGCAATCGGCCCAAGAATTGCTTGTGCCATTCGTTTTGCTCTTTGCGTCACTCGGTTTACTGGTTTCACGTTTAGGTTTCCGGTTCCTTTAGAACGTTTTCTATTATCTTTTCGCCCTTCTGCTAGTTTACCATACTTGTTGTTCCACTTAGACTGCGCTTGTCTAAAAAGTCGGCTATCTTTATAATCACCTGCCCTTGGTTTAGTGGGTATTTTTGGTGGCCCTGTTTTAGCAGTACCTGTTTCTATAGCGTATCTCGACCTGTTCCTTGCAGNTNTCGACCCGTCCTTATGCGTACCGTCTAAAGGTTTTGTAGGTCGTTTACCTGTGCGCTTCCACTCACGCATATACTCCGGTCCCGTCATTTTAGTCTGTTGGAGTTGCTTTATGTCGATATTGCGTTTTCCATCAATGACGTACTCATCGCCAACACCAAACCTAGCTTTTTTCTTTTTAGTCGTAGTGTTCCGGCCTGATGCCACAACCGTTGCATCAACTTTGTTTCCCTTATTCTTTTTAAGCTTTGCTTGAAATCGAGCTTCCTGCTCCTTGGCAGCGGTATTGCTTCTTTTTTTAGGTCGGTTTGATTTGATTACGTCACCGCGATAATTAAAATTACTTCTTGCTGAGGCCATAACTATTTACCGCCGTTAGAAGTACCCTTCGGGGGTATGGTAGTAGATGCAGAGGCACTCGCAGCTTCGTAAATTTGGGCACTTATCGTACCACCTTGATTATTCACACCACCAGACTTTCCTGTATTAGCCATATCACTGCACTGATTCTTGTTCATCTTGTACGCCATCGCCTATCTCCTCAAAGTTTCCATCAATGTAGGACTCTTCACCACTTAAAGTAGCTTCCTCAAGTCCTTGAATATTAATTACAACGCTATTACCATCTGGTGCGCCATAGTGCTCTACCGCTTTACGGGCAGGGATTGCCCTATCTAAAAGTAATCTTGCGGCAGTCATGTCTCCACCTTTGGCTTCGCGTATGACTGCTCGTAAAACTGCTTTAAACTCTTTGTTCATCTCACCAGCAAACTGGTCTATTAGACCGTTTTGCATTAAGGTTAGTTTATTCTTAGAACCCTTTCGTCTACCGTTAGGGTTAAGAGATTTCCCACCCTTTACTAAATTGGGGTTACCACGTTTACCCGGCATTAGTAATTTTTACCATTTTTTACAACTCCAATACCGGGGGGTAAGCTTACTCGGAGGGCTAGTATCACATTTATGCCTTGCCCGAAAAGATTTACGCCTAGTGGGTTGGTCTTTCTTTATTGTCATTTTAGGGTCGCCAAACCTAATCAATTTTACGTTTTCGCCCTGCTTGGCTAGTACAGCAAACTTTTTATTTTTGCCGGGAGTGCGTTTGGGTTTGTTGTACCCACTAAATTTTTCACCACGATATTCTATAGCCATTTTATTTTTTACCCATAAATCTAGCTGCACCACGAAATCCAAAGCTGGCTGCAACTATAGTACCTAGCAAGTACTGATACCATTCAGGGCAATTACTCAAAGCAACAAAAAAATTGTTAACTCTTTCTTCCTCGCCGAAAAGAAGGAATATGATAGGAAGTGTAAAGACTACGGTTAGCCACTCATCTTTCCAAGAACTTTCGCTAGCTGTTGCTTGAGCCAAGTCCCAATCGATTTCACCCACAGCTTTCCTTTGTAGTACCACCGCCTCAGCCTCCGCTTTAGCGACTTTAACCTTTGTTTCAGCTTTAATCTTTTCATTGCGTCCCTCTAACCAATTAGAAACAATAGATGCTACAGGTCCAATAATTGCTTGAATCATCTAATAACTCCAGACCGTAGGTCTAATACCTTCAGTTACGGTATCTATATGGATGAACCTTTGTTTTCCTTTTTGGTGAACCCCTATCCCGGTGAAGTTCCAGCTACGTTCTCCTTCGTATGGGCTGTGCCATTGAAACACTAACCCTAGAAAACGGTGGGCATCTCCTCTATCTACCGCTACATCAACAGCTTTACCTGTTGTATGTGCCCCCGGACCTTGTATTTTAGCGTTTTCGATTTCATGGTCCTTACACCTATACCCAGAAGTAATGACCATAGGTCCGAAATGTTTACGCAAAAGGTCAAGCTGCCTGATAAAATCCGAGTCCATTGCAGATACACCACAATGAGAACAAGCAAGCTCTTTTTCCGAGAAGTATTCGCCAGAACTTACTACCACGAACTACTGTCCTAAGAGCATAGAAAGAAGACTACGAGGAGATGGTTCAGCAAAAGCTCGATAAGCGGCTGATGGGTTTAAGACTTGAGGTAAGATAGAAGCCCCATTGCGGGGCGCAAGTGTGGGAGACATATGACTATAGTCTTTAGGGAACACACTCTGAGAGTACTTTTCAAAAGGGGAAGAGCTTCCTCTTCCTCCTCCTAGATTTCTGTTGTCTTGTCCAGAGGCTTGTTTAGGGTTAGATAAAGAACCCGCGAAATATTCCATAGACTCTCCAAAACAATAATAAACTTAGTTTTTGAAAAACGGTGCAACGCTTTTGTCAAAGCATCACACCTGTCGAAGACAGGTAATCCTAAGATTTATTATTATACACTATTTCTAACTGTTTGTCAACTATATTAACTATTTAAAAGTAACCTAACCTATTCCATTAGAGTTTTAACTGGTTTCTCCTTTAATATTAATAAGTTAGTGCTGTAATCTCCTACTCTTTTCAATTTGAACGTAATTAGTTTTTAGCTTTAATGGATTTAGCTATATCCCCCCTCAAGTACATGTGCGCTATCTCTCTCTTTTAAAAATGGAATCCAGACCCCCCGTCCCCTTGAGCGGTAAATGAGAATCAGATGGCAAATGATAATCATTATCATCTAGTTGTTGAATGCGAATACGAATCATTATCATTCGCGTTACCATTATCATCATCTCCCTGAATCAGAATGCGAATCATTATCATTATCATTCTCATCTCCATTAAGAAAGTAACGGAATTGGTACCACGTCACCGTCCCGCGAGGCATGCTCTAGGAGGCATCCTAAGCGCGCTAGTGCGATGCAAGGCACGCGAGGCAATGACGGCATGTAAAAAAGTTTATCGTTCAACCTCGGCAAAATCGGCATTTTGCCTATTGACAATCTAATCTATCTATGCTCCGGATGTTGCCCAATAACTTTACATACACTTGTATTTCTGATAACGTGGCACACATATGGAAACACGAAGACACAACACGAAGACACGCGCGAAACGCGCGGCGCGGTCACTATGGCCGGATGGCAATTTTGCCAAAAACTCAACAGTTTAGAAAATCGGAGAAAATAACATGATGAGCTATATCACAATCGACCCAGTACAGGTGGCGGACGCCCTGTTGTTACAGACGAATATGGACGCAGACGCGGCGGAAGCAAAAACATCCGTTACTGACCTATGCGAGAAAATACATTGCTACGTGAACGAGGAGGGCACACAGCACGGCGCAGAAACGATGGAACTGTTAAACCAAATCGTGTCCGAGCTATCCGGTACGTGTCACAAAAACACGGACAAGGCGATTAAATGCCTCAATGCGACATTGAATCGAATCGGAAAG